GCAGACGTTGCCGTTCTGCTCAAACCGCCAATCATATGAATGAGTCCAAAGCCATAAAATCCTAGTCCTGGCAGAAATTTGAAGTGGACAAAATATTGAACTTTATTTCTTAGTGGATCATTGGGCGCAAAGTTTCGTCTAATAGACAAAACTTTTTGACTACCTTCTTCGACTGTAACGACGTAAGGTAATTTTATTCCTGTTGGTTCACCATTTTGACCAACATCTTCGAAGCCTTCTAAATCTAAATTAACATGACACTCTAAAAGAGTATACATGCTTTCTGTTCTTGTAGATTTAGACGTTCCTTCTAATTCTCTTTTCTTATCAGATACCTTATCAGCATTTACAGCTGATAAAGGTTTAGATAATTCTATATCAGTATAGAAACCTGCCACTTGTTGTTTTCTTAAATCATTCTCTGAAATTTTTACAACATGGACCACCGCTTCCGCATCATCTAATGAGGTAGCTGTATACGGAACTACGAGGTCGTCTGCAGGGATAAACTTTGAAACAGCTCTTCCTAAAAGATCATCATAATAGACTTTCTTAAAGGTTGAGCCGCTCAAAGGTAGATGGAATAACATTTGATCAAACTCTGGTTCATATTCTTTCATCTGATCCATAAGTTGATAATTCATAAAATCTTTAACTCTTTGTGATTGAGCTTCTTTAGCAGGATTGGATAAACCCATAACTTGAGTTCTAACAGGTCCATCTGCTGGTAATAATTCTTTATAAGCTAGAGCTTGAAACTGTGTAACAGCTTCAGCTAAAACTGGGTGTGTTGCACCACTTGCTCCTTGAAATGGTTCGTTACGATTATCGTATTTAAATCCTAAAAGATCTAAACCATTTGTGTAAGATTGTTCCCAATCTTTTCTAGACATTTTATAGTCTGTGAAATTTCCTCTAAGTTGAATTCCTATTGGGTCTAAAACTTCTTCTGGTAAAATATCTGCTAAGTTATCAAAGTGCGTGTTTGACTGAGCTTGGTTCACGGCACTTGGTTCGAAATTTACTGTAGCACCACCTTCTTCGTCAGGTGTTACTTCTACTGGTTGTCTTTGTTGTTCTTCCGTAATGTCAACATCCGTTGGTGCTTGTGCACCAGGAATTTTTACTTCGTGTCTAACATTCGGGAGTGCTTTATCTATATCTGCCATTTATACTCCTAGAGTTTTCTACCATTATTATACAAAGAAGGCAACCCTCCAGATTGAGGACCTCCTGTTGGCGGTAATGCATTTGGTTTACGTATTGCAGCTATACCACCACCCATATAACCTGCTCTGCCGCCGTCTGAATATATTTGTGCTCTAAATCTACCTTCATCAACTGCCGCTATTTGTTCTGGTGATACACTTGGTCCATAAAGAGGATGAACATATTCATCATATAAAAATGATTGATCTTTCATTTCTTTTGGACCTGTTTTTGCAAAAGGCTCAAATACAGGTATTAGATGAGGTGCATATTTTAAACTCTCTCTCATTAATTTCTTTTTTCTATTGGCTTGTTTCATCGCTACTAATTTTCTTGTGTAGTCTAAATCTTTCCAAGACTTATCAGGATCTTTAAGTGATCCATAAACTTTACCTGATCTATCTAGTATTTTATTATATCTATCAACAGCAGGTCCATAAAAAGGATGTTTTCCTGTTTTTTCCTGTTCACTTGAAATAGTAAATTTAGGATACATCCACCCCATGTTTTTATACATATCAGGAATAGCATCCACTTCTTTTTGATAAGCTATGTCTGCCGCACTTTTATTTTCTGGTTTTAATACCTGATCTTCCATAAATTTAAGTTGTCTTTGTGACATAAAATACTGTTTATCTAAATCTTCTAATTCTTTCCATTTTTGGAATTCACCAAAATCTTCGTCTGTGAATCCTGCTTTTTTATAAACATTTTTAAAATTTTTTTCATCTGCCTTTAATACAGATTCAGGTAAAAACCATAATGTTTCGTCTAAAGCTTGAAGTGGAGTTTTTCCTTGTCCTAATGCATATACGCCAAAAGCTGAATCTATTGTTGCTATACTTCCAATCCATCCAAAAGGACCTAATTCTTTTTTAGCCCAACCCGATACTCCTCTTAATGCACCTTTAACCAAACCAGGTTTATTTATAATTTTAACTGCATCTTTATTTCTTTTTATAGCTTCCATAAATCCGTTTGGATCTCTTTCAGCAAATTTAGCTCCACATACAACTCCCTTACCCTTTGATAATTTATCATTACAAATTTTAATATTATTCTTTTCAAGAATCTTATTTAAAACTTTAGTTGTTCCTATTTGTCTATTCAATCTTCTTCCTTCTTCAGTGGATAAATCTACATTCTTAGTGAGTTCTTTAGCAGCTGTTTTAAAGACTGATTCTGATGTTGGAACATCTCCAACATATCGACTACCAACTTTTGTTGTTATTCCTCCCCATTCACTAGATAACTTTTCAAGAGATTTTTTATATTTGTCTGTTGCTGTTTTTATTTTATTTGGATTGCCTCCCGCCTTTTTAATATCCGCCCTATAAGTTCTAGTTAATGCTTCCTGCGCTAGATTAGCGTCTTTATAAACATTTTGAACATTATAGACATTCGTTGAAACACCTTCTGGATGGTGTACATGACTTAAACTAAAACCAGGTCTTTTATCTGTATACCACTGAGTAAGTTCTTTTTTTGTAGGTTCTCTTTTTAAAATAGAAGTTAATTCATCTTTTAATACCTTTTCTTGAAACATAGTTCCAAATCTCGTTCCATCAATATCTATATTTCTAACTATCGTCTGGTCGTCATATGCTTTCATTGATTTTTGAAAAAAACCTTGGTAGTGAGCATTATCAACTTGTTTTCTAAGACTTCCTTTTGTATCGTTCCAAGAAAAAGTTTTTCCAACAGTATTATCTTTAAATTTAACTGCTTTCCAAGCAGGTACTGTTGTACCATTTTTTAATTTTATTTCTTTTTTCCAATTAATATTACCATCTGCATCTCTAGGTAATTCGTCGTCTAAAGCAGATAAATCATAGGTAATTTGTTTAGAGCCACCATTTGCCGCTCTATTAAAATTATACCAAAGAGTAGATTCTTTATCCGGTGTTCTTGGAAAACTTCCTCCCCAATTTTTACTATGAATTATTTTAGATGCTTCACTTAATATTTGTGAATCAGTAGGCTTACCTTTTAAAAAAAATTTTCCTCCTTTGGCATTTCTAATTATCTCTTTTGCCTCATCAATACTTCTAAATGTATTAGGACCTAAAGTTCCAAGATCTAACCTTTGTTTTATTCTATGGGCCATTGTTAAGTTCCATTTATTGCCCTGTAAAGTAGTATAACCCTTTTCATTTAAAAGCTCTGCAAAAGCTTTATCGGTTAATTGTGAATTTTCTAATCTTAATTTTTTAAAGTCTATATTATTTAATTGATTGGGGTATACTTGGCTTCTAATAGTTTCATGCCGTTCGATCATTTTTTTAAAATTTTCAGGTGTATAAACCAAATCATTTTGAATTCTTTTTTTATCTTTTTCAACAATGCTTCTTATTATATAACCATCTTCTACACCACTAGCTTTTGTTAAAGTTAAACCACCTTTATATCCCCTTTCCTGTGTATGATTTTTAAGAAGTTTCCTAACTTTTTCTGCTTGTTTTTCTGAAAGAGGAGTTCCTGTCCTAGAAACACCTGGGGGTTTATTCGTATACCAAGTTCCAAATTGATTTTCAATTTTATGTTTATATTTGCCTTTAGGTTTTTTATATAATTTATGTTTTTTTTTATAATAAGGCATCTCTGAATCCCTTCCATTATACCCAGGTCTCGATCCATCAACCGATGGTGTTACTAGTTGGCCTTGACTGTATGTGTTCCGTGGTCCTTGAGCCATGGACCCTGTGCCTTCGTACATGTCTTTAACTTGTTCTATGTAATCTAAAATATTTCTCATTCGCCTAACATTCCTGCAAGTCCGCCTGATGCGTTTGGTTTACGGTATTTAGTTTTAAATCTTTTAAGTTCCAATTTCTGATTGACATCATCTACTACTTTTTGAATTTTAGCATGTCCTTTAGGATCAGTTTCTTTCATGAATTTTGTAAATTCTTCAGCGATGTTTGGATCAGAAATATCTATCGTTCCAGTTTTTTTAATACCTTCTAAAGTTTTTGTAGGCTTGGAAGCTCTTTTCAATTGAAGCATTTTAGCTAAATCTTTCTGTACAACATTTACAACCGCTCCATAAATTTCCATTTGAGTTCTTTGATCTAAATCATCATAAAGTTTATTACCAAAAGCTTTTGGATTATTTTCAACTAAAGCTTCTGATGCCATTTGTGCATCCATTTTATAATCTCCTGATGAAAAAATATCATCTACTGCTGCTCTGAGTTTATCTGGATCTTCCCAGGTTTTAAGTTTTTTTGCTGCTGCTTTCGCCTTTTTCGCTAACTCGATCTCTGCAACTAGATCCGCTTCTGCTCTAAAGTCAAAATCTGGTGAAAAAGGATCAGCTTTTGATCCACCAAGATCATCCCACTTTGACAATTCGTCTCCTGTAAATTCTTTAATTTGTTCCTCCTTTAACTTCGCCGCTTTCTCTCTTTCAATAAAATCAGCATGTGCTCTTCTCAATCCTGTTTTTTCAGCCATGGGTTTTGATAGTTCACCTTTTTTAATGATGTCTTGACCGAATTTCTTTTTTAAATAAGCTATCCCCTCGTCTAATTTGCTTAATACGAACTTGCCTTTTTTAAATGGAACACGGCCGCCTGATGCAAAATCAGGATCTGGTGGGTCTGGTAAAAGCTGATCTTGTTCACCTAAATCATTATTTATTTCATTAACTCGTTTTTGTTTTTGTTTAGCTATTTTTAATTCTTGTTTGGTTAAATTTTTACCAGTTGCAAACTGCTTCAAGGCACTTGTATCACTGTATAAATCATCAACTTTGTTTACTACATTACTGCCTTCCATAGTTATATCTTTATAGTCACCTGTTGTGCCGTGTGGCCACGCTTCTTCTGCTGAAAATGTAGGTTTTGTTTTTTGAGCTTTATTTGGTAGCCAAGGACCCTTTGGATCTTTAGGATTCATATGCTGTGCTAACATTGGTTCTATTTCTTCAGCTGCTTTATATTCTAAGTGAACTGCATCATCAACACCACCCATATTGTTAGCTGATTGATATTCAACTCTAATAGTTTGAGTATCCAAATCCTGTATAACATTTACTCTATGATTTTCGCCTAATTTTTTAGAATGAATTATTTGTCTGTCCAAATATGCTCCACCTTCATCAACTGGTAGTTTGGTTATATCATTACCTTCTTTAATAACTCTATTTACAAGGGGCTTGAACCATGATGGCATGCCTTCTGCATTATGAATTGGAATTTGAGTTAAATCTTTTACTGCAGCTGATTTACTACCTTTTAATAAACCAAATAATCCAGATTTAGCAGCCGCGGTTCCTGCAACTCCTGC